ACCAGATCCTGTCGTACACCCCGACGGAAGACGGTACAGGCCCGTGCCCGGCGTGCAACGACTCGGGGGTCCTGTCAACGATGGACGGCGAGACGATCGGCCCCTGCCCCGAGTGCGCGCCGTGACCGGAGGACAACACAACCGAGGCGAGGACTACGCCCGGGTCCTCTGCTGCTGCGGCTACCGGATCGTCTCGATGACCTGGGAGCAGTACAGGGCAGGCGTCACGCCGCTCTGCGAGCACACCGACTGCGCCGACCCGACCCGCACCTTGACCCGGGAGACGAACTCCCGCCGAGAGGGCGCCACCGCCAAGCCCCGCCCCACCCAGGAGACCACGACATGACCGGCACCCCAACCACCGTGGCCCTCCTCCGAGTCTGCGGCCCGAGACCCGACCCCGACGACCCGCTCATGGAATACGACGGCTACCTCGGCCACGTCCCCCGAGACCTCAACCCCAACACCGGCCGATCCAAGACCCACGCCCAGGTCCTCAACCCGACGACCGGCCGATACGAATGGCGACCCCAGCCGTGAGGAAGGCCGCCAACGATGGGACGCCCACGACAAAGGGACCAACGGCCCTACGCCCATAGGACCCGCAACGTAGGACGATCGGCTACCGTCCCGGGTCATGGCACCTCGCACCCCGCAGATCCCCGAACACCTCCGCAACCTCGCCCGTGGCCGCGTGGCCAAGCGGGAGGAGCTGACCTTGCTGGAGGGGAACCCGAATCAGGGCGACGTGGAGATGGTCGCCCGGTCGCTCCTCCGGTTCGGGCAGAAGACGCCGATCGTCCTGTCGCCCGAAGGCGTGGTCGTGAAGGGCAACACGACGACCCAGGCCGCGGACCTCCTCGTCGCCGGCGGGCTCGACGGTCTGGACCCGCTGCCGGAGTGGAACGAGCTGTGGGTGATCGACGATGCGGAGGAGGACGTCTCCGAGCAGCTTGCGTACGCGCTGGCGGACAACAGGACGGCCCGGGCCGGCGAGGACGACCCGGGGCTGCTGCTGGCGATGTTGGAGCGGATCGACGACCACCACGGCATCGGCTACGAGCCCGACGACATCGCCGACCTCCGGGCCGCGATGCAGGAGGACGACGGTTCCCGGTTCGGCGCGACGGGCGTGACCGAAGGCGAGCCCGCGTACGCGGACCTCGTCGACGACTACACGGCGAAGGGGATCCGGTCGTTGGTGCTGGACTTCCCGCTCGCCGACTTCGAGTGGATCGTGGAGCACGCCGACGCGGTCCGCCGGGAGCTCGGCGTCGAGACCAACGCCGGCCTGTTCCTGGCGCTCCTCCGGGCCCACGTCGAGGCCAAGGCCGCGTCGGCGTGATCCGGGTCCGCGCCGAGCGGGTCATGGCGGAGGAGGACGCCCTGGCTCTGTGGCGGTCGGACGCGATGCCGGTCGACGTCGACGTGTCGCTGGCGGTCCACGACCAGCCCGTCGTCATCGAGGTCGACGGTGAGCCCGAGATCCTCGTCGCCCGCCTCCCCGACGACGAGCTCCGCGTGCTCCGACGGGCGCTCCTCGACTTCCCGTGCGGCGCCGGCGTCGTCCGCTCGGCCGGGATCCGGACCCGGTCGCAGGTCTTCGGGTTCATGGGCCGCAACCCCGTCCTCCAGCGGAACACGTGCATGGTGTCGACGTCCGCCGTCCACCACCCCCTCGCCCACGCTCAGATCTGCGCCACCGCCCGCACCCTGGCGGGCATGTTGGAGGAGCACCTGCCGGCCCGGGCCCTGCTCGGCGCGGCGGCGGTCGACCCGGTCCTCCCGGAGTGGCGCCTGCCCGGCGGGCTGTGGACGTCCGGCGTCGTCAACCGCACGTCGCAGTTCCCGTACCACCGGGACCGCAACAACTTCGACGCCTGGAGCGCGATGCCCGTCGTTCGCCGTGGGATCCGCGGTGGCCACCTCCACTTCCCGGAGCTGGAGGTCGACGGCCGGCCCCTCGCCGCAGCGTGCTCCGACGGCGACGTCGTGTTCTTCAACGGGCAGCGGTGGATGCACGGCGTGACCCCGATGCGGCCGGCGCCCCGGGCCCGGGACCCGTACCGGATCTCCGCCGTGTACTACCCGGTGGCGAAGATGGCGTCGTGCCTCCCGATCGAAGAGGAGGTCCGCCGCTCCGGGACCCGGCGCACGGAGTTGGAGGACACGCTGCTCGCCCGCCAGCGCGCCAACGGCATCCTGACGGACTGATGGCCGACAAGGCGTTCGCCCCGGAGCCGACCGGCTCCGTCCTCACGGGCCCGACCCGCTTGGAGCGCGACGGGGAGCTCGTCGGCGTCGTCGCTCGGGCCCCGGACGCCGCGGTCGCACGGTGGCGCCGGGCCCTCCTGCGGTACCCGATGCGAGACGACGGCGCCCGCCGGCACGCCGGGTTCAACAACCAGTCGCAGGTCGTCGGCTACCTCGGCCCGTCGGAGCGCCTCAAGCGGATCGCGTGCGCCCCGTGCAACATGGCGCTCACCCGGCCGGCGGAGCACGCCGCGGTCGCTGCGATTGCCGGCGACCTCGCTGACCTGATGCGGGAGGAGTGCCCGGACGGCGCGGCGGTCGACGGGGAGCTCGTCGACCGGATCCACCCGGACTGGCGCCTGCCGGGCGGGCTGTTCACGTCGGGGATCGTCAACCGAGACTCCACGCTCCCGTACCACCGCGACCTCAACAACCTCCCCGGGGCGTGGTCGGCGATGGCGGTCCTCCGCCGCGGCGTCCGCGGCGGGCACCTCCACCTCCCCGAGCTGGACGTCACGCTCGCCTGCTCCGACGGTGACGTGGTGTTCTTCCGGTCGCAGGAGCTGGAGCACGCCGTCACCCCGCTCCGCCGGCGCGCCCGGGACGGGTACCGGATCACCGTGGTCTTCTACGTCGCCCGCCGGCTCACGGCGTGCGGCCCGGCCGCGGAGGAGGCGGAGCGCGCTGGGAGGCTCCGCACGGCGACCGACGCCGACCTGATCGAACGCCACCGCCGGCGTGGACTCCTCCCTCCGACGGCGAACTATTGACGTAACGGGGCGACCCGTCGTAGGGTGGTCCGGTCCTGGCAGACCCGAAGGAGACTGACCGATGACCTACGTCCGGAGGCGGACCGTCAACCGCCAGACCTCCACGACGATCGAGGTGCTCGACCTCAAGCACCCCGACTCCGTCATCACGCCCGACCCGAACCGGTGGGCGACCTTCTGCGTCGACCACGGCGAGTTCGTGACCCACGCGACGATCGCCGACGCCGAAGGGTGGGCAGCGCAGCCCGCGACGTGGTGCGAGCGGTGCCAGTACCTGCTGGTGGCGCTCACGAAGGACCACGTCCTCACGATGGGCTCCGCACACGGCGGGCACGCCCCGATCGCCGGGTGGGGCGGTCGGTCGTCGTCGACGACCGGCCGGTGCTCCTGCGGCGAGTGGGATGCCCGGATCAACGAGGCGCCGTCCGGCACGGGTCGGTCGTCGATGGTGGCGTGGCACCGCTACGACCACGTCGACAAGGTCGTCCGAGCCCACTTCGACGACCCGGAGCCGACCCGGAACATCTGACCCGCCAAGGATCCCCCACCACCAGCCTCCGCCCCGGTGCCCTTCCGCCCGGGGCGGAGGCGCGTCCGAGGACCCGTCGTAAGACGAAGCCGGGTCGAGTGCCGGCCGTGACCACGACCCCCGACTGGCCGATGCTGGACGCCCTCGCCCGGTTCGCCCGCGCCGAGGTCGCCGCCAACGACATCGAACCGTGGGCAGCGACCCTCGCCGAGCTCCACCGGGCCGGCGCCTTCGCCAGCACCGAGGAGGCGCATTGGGCCGTGGCGCTCTACAACACCTACGACGGGTTCGGCTCCGCCTTCGGCGTGCTGGACCGCTGGCCGGGTCCGCTCGGGTGGTCCCTGGCGGAGGACCGCGACGACGTCGCCTGCTTCGAGTGCACCCAGGAGCGCCGCAACCTGCGCGGTGGACGGGTGGTCAAGCGGTTCGCCTCGTACGCCTCGCTGGTGGGCCTCGACACGCAGGAGGCGTGGCTGCGCCGGGGGCTGGCCGGCGGGAGCCCCGCGGCCGACTTCACGCTGCTGACGATCTGGATGCGCCGCGTGTGGGGCGTCGGCCGGCAGAGCGCCTTCGAGTGGGCCGAGTTCGTCGCCAAGGTGTTCGGGTGGGCGATCGACTGCGAGGACGGGCAGTGGTGGGAGTCGGAGGGGCCGCGCCGGTCGCTCCAACGCCTGTACGGGAACCCGACGCCGTCGGTCGGGTGGCTCAACGACCGGGCCCACGAATGCCGGGAGTGGCTCGCCTCAGAACAGGGCGTGAATCTGGCATGGGTCGACTTCGAGACCGTCATCTGCGACTTCAACGTCATGCGTGCCGGCCGCTACTACGTCGGCCGGCACCTGGCGGCGCTCCGGGAGGAGATCGACGCTGCGCCGCCGGCGTGGCGCGACCCGCTGGAGGCGGCGTGGAAGGCGGTCGCTCCCGGCGAGTGGCAGGGGATCGCGCCGGGGATCGACCCGGAGAAGATGCCGGTGTTCGCCCGGACCGGCGAGATCGTGGAGGCACCGTGATCGGCACCCAGGACCCGGCGGAGGTCTCCCGCTTCATGCAGGCGTACGCCAAGCGGTACTCGGCCGGCGCCTTCGCCATGCCCACCGCCAAGGACCTCGCCGCGCACCCCGAGCGCGTGCGGTGGTGGCCAGGGGCGGTCGCCGTCGAGACCGTCCTGCGCCGCCACTCCCGCCGCCACGACTTCACCGGCGCCCCGTACGTCCTGCCGGCCGGGAGCTCGGTCATCACGCACATCGCCCGGGAGGAGGGCGCGGAGGTCCCGGACCTCCGGAACTTCGACTACGTCACCGCCTACGTGGAAGACGAGGCCCTCACCGAGTCGCTGATCGCCGCCGGCCGCGTCCGGGTCGCCACCCGGATCTCCGCCTCCGCCGAGCTGATCGCGGTCTGGGCCCACCCCGGGTTCGGCCGGGAGCTCGACCCGGTCGACGACGTCGACCTGGCCCGGTTCCCCGACCCGGCCCCGACCGCGGCGATGCGGGAGAAGGTGCTGGCGGAGGTCGACGCGATCGACGGCTGGCTGGACGACTTTCCCCTGTACTCGGACGGGTCGTGGGATGCCGTGTCGCTCCGCGGGTACCGCCCGGATGATCCGTCGTGGGGCGTGAAGCCGGCCGAGATGCCCGAGAAGTGGCACGCCGACCACCCTGGGTGTCGGGACCTCCGGTGCGACTGGACGACCCTGAGCGCCCGCACCCCCAACCTCCGGGCCCTGATCGAAGCGGTGCGGTGGTGGGGGACGTTCGACCGGGTCCGCCTGATGCGGATGCGCGGCCGGCCCGACCGCCCGGCGCGCCTCGCCCGCCACACCGACATCACCGACCGCTCCGCCGGGACGCGCCCGGGGCAGATGGTGCGGTTCTTCATCCCCCTGGTGACGGACCCGTCGGTCGAGATGACCGTGTGGGGGCTCGACGGCCGGCCCACCGTCCGCCATCTGGAGCCGTGGGGGCTCTACTACGCCGACATCCGCAAGCCTCACGCCGTCGTGAACCCGTCGGGCCGAGACCGCATCCAACTCGCCGTGGACGTGATCGTCGACGACGTCGTCCGCGGCCGCATCGGAGGGACCTTCCCATGACCGTCGTGTACGTGATCGGCCTGCCCGGGGCCGGCAAGACCACCGCCATGCGCCAGGCCCACCAGCAGTTCGGGGAGCCGGTGGAGGTCGACGACCCGGTCCCCCATCTCAGCTACCCGAACGCCGACGTCGTCCAGCTCGGCCGCGACCGGGGCGCGTTCTCGGGGACGGACGCCCTGAGCATGGGCATCAACCCGAAGGCGTGTGCCTACGTGCGGGCGAAGCCGGCCGCGCTCATCACCGGTGAGGGCGACCGGCTCGCCAACTCCCGGTTCTTCGAGACCGCCGCCGCGTACGGCCAGTTCGTCCTCGTCTGGCTGGACTGCCCGCCGGCGTTGGCCCGCGCCAGAGCCCGGTCCCGGGCGGAGGCGCTCGGCCGGCCCCCGCAACCGTCGTCGTGGTGGAAGGGCCGGCTGACGAAGGTCGACAACCTCGTTGGGCGGTGGGCCGACCACGTCGTGCGGATCTCCGCCGACGACGGCCCGGAGCGCGTCGCCTCCCGCCTCACCGAGACGCTCCTCGGGGCGGTGCTGGCGTCATGAGCGAGCAGCGCACCCCCGGCCACGGCCCGGCGCCGGCCGACGCCCCGAAGCGGTTGGTGGAGGAGTGGGTCGAGCTCCGCCAGATCCGCGTCGAAGCCCTCCAGCTCGACGGGCTGTCGGTGCGGAGGATCGCGGAGCTCGTCGGCGTCGACGTCGCCACCGCCCACCGCGACATCAAGACGATCCGGGAGCGCCGGCGTGCCGAGATCGGCGAAGCCGGCGTCCGGGAGCACCGGGACCTGACGCTGGTCCGATTGGAGCAGCAACGCTCCCGGGTGCTGCGCGACATGGAGGACTGGCCGGGCGACCCGGACCGCGACGTCCCGGCCCGACCGGCGCGGATGACGGCGTGGCAAGGCAACCGGCTCCTCCTCCAGATCGAGAAGCAGCGCGCCGACCTCCTCGGCCTGAACGCCCCCGCCAAGGTCCAGTTGCAGGAGTTCGCTCCAGAGGATGAGGCGCACGGGTCGATGGACGAGGCGCCGCGGGAACGGACCCTCGCTGACCTTGCTGGGGATCCGGCCGTCGCTGAGCAGCTCGCCAAGGTGGTTCACCTCGCCGACAGGGCAGCGGGGTAGCGTCCGCGTCGGGTAGAGCGCGGGGGCCGGGCCGATGCGGGTGTCCGGTCCCCGCGCTCCCCAACGTAAGACGTATGCTCACCGGGCATGACGACGACCCGCCCGTTCAACGTCCGCATGGACTCCGACCTCAAGGCCCGCATCGAGGCCCGTGTCGACGCGGGCGAGGCCGGCAACCAGTCCGAGTGGGCCCGGGAGGCACTCGCTGGGGTCGACGCGCTCGGCGGGCTGCCGGCGTTGGCTCGGGCGATCGAGTTGGTCGGTGGGGACACGTCGACGTCGCCGCATCCGCCTCGGGCGCTCCAGCTCCAGACGACTCCGGTCGTGCGGCGCCGGTCGTTGGAGCAGTGCCCTCACCCGGACTCTCAGCAGGTTCGGATGCCGTTCGGGGTGCGTTGCACGGTGTGTGGGGCGACGATCGAGTCGGCCCACGCCGAGCCTGTGCCCGAGGGACGGGAGTTGGGCGGGTCGTCGACGATGGACGAGGCCGACATCCTCCGGTTCGCCGGCTCCCCGGTTGAGCGGTGACGCTGGCGCTCCCGCCCGCGCTTGCCGGGTTGACGCTCGACGAGTCGATCGAGCTGTCGAAGCAGGCGCACCTCGGGGTGTGGACCGAACGGGTCCGCGGGTTCGACTGCGCCCCGTTCCAGTGGGAGTGGTGCGAGCTGGCGATGCGCGAACAACGCATGTGTCTCGTCGCCCCCCGTGACCACTCGAAGGCGCTCGCGCTCGACACGCTGGTCCTTCGCCCCGACGGGACGCACACACCGATCGGACAACTCCAGGTCGGTGACGAGGGCGTCGACCGCACGGGCGCGGCGACTCGGGTGACCGGGCTGTCGGAGGTGTTCACGGACCACGACTGCTACCGGGTGGTCCTCGACGACG